ACGGTCAAGTCCACGTTCATACATCAGACGAACATCAACCATCTTGTTTTCAATAGTCAAACGAGACTTTGCATTCTTACAGTGAATGATGTTACCAACAACTTCAGTTCCATCTTTCTCTTTCTTCTTAGAAAGATATACGATTGAAGATGCGGCATACTTGAGTCCAGAACCACCACCCATTTCTTTGGTAGGGAACATTGAACCAACAACATCATAAGTGTGGTTAGTCACAATCATTGGAACTTTTGCTTTACCAAGTTTCAATGTCAATACACGAAACGCAGCCTTGAGAACTTGTGCCCTTGTCATGTCACGAGTTTCTTTACCTTCAGCAGTGTCTTCTACTTCTTTTGTAGTGGACAACATACCAAGTGAGTCAAGACACAACATCATAGGTTGACGTTCACCCTCTGGTGTTTCCATATATTTGTCTAGAACTTTGATTGCTTGTGTTCTAAATTCTTGCACAGTTGTCACTGGAAGAATAACCATACGAGCAGGGTCAATACCCCTATCAATAACCATCTGTTTTGTGATTGCAGATTCAGACTCAAAATACAACACACCAGCATCTGGGTTTGCATCAAGGAATGACTTAACCATACCCATCACAAAAAATGTTTTACCAGTTGCAGATTCACCAGCAACAGCAGTAATTTTATTTGATGGTAGTCCGCCATAGATACTACCAGACAGTAGTGCGTTGAAAATGTAAGAACCAGTATCAATAAAGGAATCTACATCCCCTGCTTCAACGCCATCTGATACTAGTGCAGCATATTCGTTGCCTGCTGTCTTGGCAATGTCTTTAAAAAAGTCCATAAATTATACGTCTCCGTCTTGTCTGTTTTCTGAACGAAATTGATCAAACCCATTAGGATAACGTGCCTCTAGTTTTTCAATGTTCATCCAAATTATATCTTCCAAAGGAATTTCAAGTGCGATGCATCCTTGTGCAATATACCACATAATATCACCCAACTCACGTTTCAAATGATACATTGTATGTTCATCCATAGGTTTCCCTTGGAATACACACTTCTTTACTACTTCAGTAAATTCTCCACCTTCTGCACAAATACCCATTGCGGCAGTAATAAGACGTTCTGGTGAGATACCAGATGTCTCATCAATAATATCTAGTGCGTCAGAAAACTCCTGTGGGTCTTTTGAGGCCTCAGAAGTGACTTCATCTACAAATCGAATGTAGTCTACGAGAAGAGTTTCGTCTTTCATTTTATTTCCTTTGGTTAAGTTTCTACTACTATATCAAAAAGACACGATTATGTCAAGAGATAATTGATTTATTTGGCAAGTCTAAACCAGTAGTCTGTTTAGTCCATCCAGCGGCAAGTTCATCAACTGTTTCTGCCATAAACAAAACACCGTGTTTTGGTAATTGAAAATTACCATTCGGTTCTTTTGCGGTCATGCAAATACCGTTTAGCAAACCGATCCCTTGCGGGCCCGCTTGCACCATTCTTGGTTTATAAACGGTTATAGTGTTGAAGTCTTCTTCAACATATTTTGCAATCAATTCTGCCCCGTTCAATAAAACAATTGTAATAATCGTGTCTTTTTTCATAATTTACCCTTTAGTTTATTTTAATAGTTTCTGATGACATTGGTTTTCCTTCAACATCAACCAAACAACGCATATCCTCTTTGATAGTATCTTGTGGCATAAACCCCAAAACTTCAATCGGACATTGTTTAACACCAGCATTCCTAAAAACTTCATGAAAACTTTTCAACGAGTTCAAAAGATTCTGTCTCTTAACTGCCAAGTCAGAATTTTTAGTTGGTGATTTCACAGAAAATGCAACATATGATTTCTTACCAGTTGCAACAAATTTCCTAGTTGCATTGATATAGGGGTCTTGAAAGTTTACAGAACTAAACCCCCACATATCTTTTTCCGTGTCTAGATTTCCACCCAAAACAAATCTATATTCAGATGATGCAAGTTCTGTCAACCAGATTTTTACATCTTCTTGATTATAAGTTTTATACCTTTTTGGGGTTGTAGTATCAGTTTCTACTGCCTTTAAGATTCTACCTCTAGCGGGGTTGTCTAATCCAGGCCATACTTGATCCAATTTACTTTCAATTTCTTCACTGTCGTCTTCTAAAAGACCATCAGCAATCAATTTTTTAAGACGATTTTCAACACCCTTTTCGCCCAATTGAAATTGTGTAGTCAAAAGATTATCAGTATTTTCAAACGCCTGACAATCTTCTAGTTGAGTAGTTGTTCCTTCAATTTCCCAAAACCAATAACCATCTTTACCATTTGCACCAATGGCATTTCTTCTTCCAAATCCAACACGCAAATCGTGTGTAAATTTTTCTAAAAATTCTGGTTCTTTGCACCTAGATGCCATTGGAAGTTCTTGCCAGAGTTGCACATCCTTTGCAAAAGATCTTTGTAGAGATTCTTTTTCTTGCTGGGTATGTCCCTTTTGTCTGCCAACATTTAAGTTTGCATCGTCAGAACTTCTTAATTTATTAAATGGAATCCAGACAGGGGTTTCACTGATTGTGACTCCCAAATGATCGTATTTTCTTGGTCTAGTAAAGAGGGTCGCTGCCTCTTCTTTAGTGAGATTGCACACTTGTTCAAGTGGCATGGTTGCCTTTATCATTGACATATTATGTCTCCTTTATTAAAGGTGAAAATTATAATCTACAATAGAGTATAAAAATCACGGTTATAGTTTATATATAAGTTTTTTTCCAAACAAGCCCTGGCATTTTACCATCCGACCAGTTGATATATCCCACTTGTTCCATACCAACCTTTTCGTAAAACTTGTTTGCGGCAGTGTTCTCTGCCCTTACTGTGAGATACACATCTGTTCCCACAAAATCAAAGAAATCGTTAATGACTTTCTTTGCATTACCTTTGCCTGGCGTGGCATTGATAATCTGGTGAATCATATGAGAGTTTGCAGTTACAGTAACATCTGTATCCTGTCCAATCTTTCTATTATTCTTATTCTTATGATATGTTATCAGAACATCATCCTGTAGAATAAGTTGTTGTCTTTCTAATCGAACTCGCACATGAGATTTCCTTACATGAGGAAACCAATCTTTATTGTCATGGAATACTTTCCATGCTTCATCAAATTCATTAAGAGTCAAATGTCGCAAAATATTTCTCTTCTATTTTGTCATTGGTGAATATATCAACCACCAAATGAACTCTGTCAATGTCTGAATTGTTTTCCACTGCATGAGCCTGTGCAACATCCAACCACCAACATTCACCTTTTGCCATACTGAACTCTGCAATACCACCTCTCAACCATGAACGAAAGATAATATTCTTGTCAGTAATTACAGGAATATGTAGGCGTCTAATTTTTCCACTCTTAATATCTTTGTCTACTTTGTCGGTATGTTTTGCAATCTTTGTTCCTGCTTCAAGTCTCATCAAACGAACTCTATCTGTTTCTGCTGGAATGTTTTCTAAGATTGCACCAATATTCAGTTCACTATAGAGTGCTGTTTCTTGCAATTCGTTACTGTTCTCTGTTCCAAGAACACCACCTTTGCCAATTTCTTTTGGGTCTGAACCGTATCCCTTTAGAGAGATTGCAGTCCAATTACCTTTCTTATTATATTTTGTAACCACTGGTGCAAAGTCTTTGTTGTTCTCACACCAATCCACAATCGGTTGAAGTTGTTCGTCTGTTATTTTTATGTCTTCAAATAGTCTCATGCAAAGAACTCCTCTAGTGTATTTACTTTGATATCCTTAAATAAGTCAACTGAAGTATCCCTACCAAAACACCAAACATTTTCCATGTAGAGTTTATTCATAAACTCATCCATTTTATTCTTATCGAATTTTCCGTCTTCGTCTTTAAATACAGATGCACCTTGTGGCCTCTGCATAATTCTCATACCAATCTGTCCTAAGAAATGAGGACGAAGCATATCTACTAGTTCATCACCAGAGCGATATCTTTTACCATGAACTTTAGGATCAAGAATGTTGACAAGCAACACACCTCTTGCACTTAATGAATTGAAACTGTTTTGTGCAACAGGCAAGTAGAAATCATCTCTCCACTTATCATACTCATTAAACTTTGCCCAAGACTGTAGTTCTTCTTTTTCACCACCTTCATTATATCTTTCAGTCGAAAAATATGGGGGAGATGTGAATGCACAGTCAACATCCTTGATTCTGTCCCAAGGCAAGTCTTCTGCACCACAGTTATAAATCTGCACAGTTTTCTTACCTTTTGATTTGTCATAAATCTGGTCGTAAAACGCAATCATTTTATGATAACGCTCAAATGTATTTGGGTTAGGGTCGCAACCAATATAATGTGTTGCATTAGAGGCATAAAAACCAGTAAGTCTATCACCCCAACCCATAGAAGTGTCCAATACGGTTTTTGCTCTAGTCATATCATAAATTGTTTTCGCAACAATAGGTTTGAACTGTGTTGCAATATAAGTTCCAAGACGAAACGCCATTGTGTAGGTTTGAGGTGTAAGTTCTTTTGCATCATTCACCCCTCTCCAAATAGGGCCGAACGCACCCCAAATATTATCACCATCTTCCCATCGTGTAACTGGTGCTTTGAAACCATACGAACCACAACGCATACGCAAGTCATTCATAAATGAATCTGCACAATAGTTGAAGTTAGATGGGCCTTCAATAAACCCTAGTCCATATTCTGCATATGAATATTTGTAGTCATCATATTTCTCAACAACATCTTTTGTTGGAATGTTGATGTAATCTGTAAATGGTGCTTTCTCCAACTTACGAAAGTTTTCAATAACCTTTTGTTCAGAGAACTTCTTTAGTGGATAAGGCGGTTTCTCTCTTGTGATATATTCTGCAAGAGTAGAACGAAACAATTCCTTACCATACTTTTCTGTTGTAGAGATGAACAGAGACTTGTTCATTACTGGAAGTCCAGTATTATCTGCACACTCTTTTAACAGTTCATATAGTTCTGGGTTTATTTCTGTCTTATCACTCATCCAAAAAAGTCCTCTAGTGTAGTTTGTGTTCCATAAGAACGATCAATTTTCCATCCAATCTGATCCATAATAAAAGTCAGAGGTTCGACAAACGCCTTGTCGAATTGTTTATCATAGTCTAATTGTGAGTGAATGTCAAGTTCTTTTGGTAATTTTGTCATAAAAGAAATCACATTAGACTGCATACGATTAGGTGTTCTCATGTTTAGAAACTTAATCTTCTCACCTTCCTGTATCAGAGGATATTTGTTTGTTAGTTTTTGTTGTCTAACAAAGTGATTGTAGAGGATAACACCTTTGATATGCATTGGTGTTCCCTTCTTAAATATGTTTGAACTGTCGGCCCAGTTACCGATACCGTTTACAGAACGAGGAAACGCAATCTCTTCTGGAGATAGTTCCATGAACTCTTCACGAAACTCTTGAATAAAGTTGTTCACATCCTTTTCAGTTCCTTGCATAATAATCTTCAATGCTTCTTTAATCTTCTCACGACAAGGTGCAGGCGTAGATGACTTGACTGCCTCGATACCCATAATCTTGAGTTGTGGAGTTTGATAACGAACACCTTCCACATCCCACGCATTAAGAATATATCTTTTCTTTGCAGTCCAAATACCTTTATCTGCAATCACCTCACGTTTCATTTGCATCTTCTGGTCGTATGCGTTTACATACGAAGCAAGAGCCTGATAACTCTTATCAATAAAAGGTTCAATCTTCTCTTGAGCAACTCTATCAAGGAAGTCAACGGCCCGCCCACGATATGAATCTTCCGACTCATCTGTTCTCTTTTTAAGCACACTATCAACCAGTTTGTCAAAAGTAATGTATACTGAATCCGTATCACTTGCAATGACATAATCTTCTCCTGTAGTCTTCAATAGTTTATTCATATAGATGTTCAATGATTTCTCAATCCAACGAATAGACAATTGACCAGAGGTAGTGATGCCCTCTGCAATCTTTAGTTCATAATATCGAAACCACTCATTACCAATCGCACCATAAGCAGAGTTCAATGAAATCTTTCTTGCCATCTGGATGTTATGAAAACGAGATACATCTTTTAGATACTTTGGATCTTTTGTATCTTCATATTTTTGTTTTGCATCCAACATCTTTTTCTTGTAGATGGTTCTATCATCATACATCATCTGCATCATCTCAGGCAAGAAACCTTGTTTGTCCTTAGAGAACATTGCACCGTTTGGTGTGCAAGTTACATTGTCTGGATTAGAGAGTTTCTTTGTTGCAAGCATATAATCAACATCAATGTTAGGGTCATATTGAGGCAACAAAGTCTCTGGTGAAATGTTGTATTGCATAATCAAGTGTGGATACAGAGAGTTCAAGTCAAAAGACAAAACCCAATTATGTTGTCCAACTTGAGGCTCCTTCACATATGCACCAGCATATTTCTCACTCTTAGATTGACTTCTTGTCTTTTGAGGAATAACAACCTTTTTCTTCAGAAGATGATTGTAAATAAGAACATCCCAATACTTAACAGAAGTAAATGCATCTGTGATGTTTACCTTTGCATCATAGGCCATAGTCAAGTGCAAGTCGATAAGTTTCATCTTATCATCAAGTCTGTCTACGAGTTCAACGTCTTGAATGTTATAGTCTAGGAAAGACTGATAGTCTTTTGTATACCATTCACGAAATGTCTCATATGGATTTTCATCTTTACGTTCACCAAGTTCTGCAAAAGCAATATGGTCAAGTCGATAAGATTCCTGTCTCACATATGTGTGTTTACGATACAGAAGAAGATAATCCAAGTCTTCAACACCAAGAATGTCATAGACTTGTTCTTTTTTACCATATACACCAGTGATAGTTCTTGCATTCACAACACCCCATGGCGAAAGACGTTTCATTGCGTCTTCACCCATAACAAATTTGATACGGTTGCAAAGATAGGGAATATCGAATCGTTCAGTGTTCCAACCAGTAATAATGTCTGGATGGTCACTTTCCCACCACGCAACAAACTGTGCAAGGAGTTCACGTTCAGTTTGACATTTGATGTATTGAACATCTTCTCTGTCATTATGATAATCGTGTAAACCCCAAACCTTAATACGGCCTGTCTTGTGATTTTTAATGGTGATAGATAACATTGGTTCAAGTGCCTGATCGGCATTTGGAAAACCGTTTTCACACTCCACCTCAATATCAATCGTGATAATCCTCATCAGTGAACTATCAAATTCAATCTGTTTGGAA